GCCGGTGATGCGCAGTGTCAGGTTCACGTCAGAAGTAAGGAAGGGACGCGCCGCGCTGGACACTACGCCCCCGCTGCCAATTACTAAGTCTGTGTACGCATTAATGAGGCTGGAAACTGAGGGAGCCGGGTACAGACGCAGGGTGTTTGCGCCTTCGGAAACGTAATACTGCGGGTTGCCACTGACGCCCAGGTTGCGCCATTCGGCAAAGCGTTGATCGAGTTCCCCCGGCGTGGCCGGAGAAAGCACATGAACGCTGCCTGCGGCGTCTGTCCATGTTGCGGCTTTGACTTTATACACCTGCGGGGCGGAGTAAATCGGCATCCCGGCAGTGACTTCCATCGTAACCGAGCCGTAGTAGCAGTCGGTCGCGCGGGCAATCTCATCGGCTGCCGTGTTAATCCATGTATCCCTCATGTACGGTCTTCCCGGCCCAGGTGTCCCGCCATCTTCCCCTAAAATCTCCAGGACGGCTGACGTAATTTGTGCGCGGGTCATTGGCATGGCGGTTAGTTCCGTGAAAATCCGTTAGTTCCGTGAGGGCGAACCGGGGGCAGTATCCTTGCTTGATTTTATGAGGCTGCTGGAAATCGGGACATTGGAAATCGGGACATTCGCGACAGGGTTCATGTCGTCGGCCAGGCGGGAAATAACTTCCTCTCGCCCGCCGCTATCGCCTACGAGAGCATCTGCCGACTCGCAGAGGGCTTCAATGCACGTCCCGTACTGCGTTTTCCAGTCCATTGAGCGGCAGCGTTTCATCACGTTCAAAATGGTGTAGGCGGTTCCGGCGATGGCGTTGATAACCATGCGCCGCTCTTTCGCCGAATAGTTGTGTCGGTTGCTCATAAAATTCCCGTCTCCTCAAACGGGTTTGCCTCTGGGGAACGTCCGGCAGGAGAGCGAGGAAACTCCCCGTTCAGGCGTTGCCGCCCTAGCCGGACGTAAGCGAATGCTAAGGCCGCGCAATCCCGACCATAGAGCTGTAGGTGACCGTGGGGCTGGTTCCAGCACCGGCAATCACGATGCCGAGACGGACATACGCTGCACTGGTTTCAAACGAGATGGTGAGTTCCCCAGCCTGCGGCGTCGTTGTTAGGGCGACGCCCTGAGTGCCGGCGCCTGCTGGGTTTTCCAGTTGATAGCAGAGCGGATACCAGTTCGCCCCGTCGGGGGACTGATCCAGGCGGAATACGAAGTTGTTGGAGCCGGAAGCGTTCGCCGCCGCCGAGTAAAAGACTTTCGCCTTCAGTCCGCGCCGGGGCGTGCCGGTTTTGAGGTTCAGCGCCGCGCTGTTCGCAGTCGCAACGCTCGTGGTAAGAGGCGCAAGCACAAGATTTGCATCGAGTGGCATAATGAGTTGTTCCTTCTTGGGGGGTCAGCAGAGGCAGGCGGAATACACAGACTGCCCCTGCTCAGTGAACTAAAGTCCTAAAGACTGTCAGCGACCTACGCGCATTTCAGATCATAGAGGCGACCGACTGCGCGATTATGCTCCTGCCATAGCCCGACACCCCAGTCAATAACGGTGTTAAAGGCCGTGCCGTTTGTCGGGTCTAGCCCCAGTGCTTTGGGCTTCAGGGGTTCCCACTGCCAGCCGACAAAGCTGCCCTCGCCGTACTTGACGGCGTAGATAGATGAGTATGTCCCGCCGCCGTCCACACCGAGGGCGCTTTCGGTGGAGGTGATGATACGTGTCACCTGATCCACAGCGCGGCCTACATCGCGGATGGTGGCATTCTTATACTTGGGAATGTCCCGGTCAAAGGCGTCCTTGCTCATGTTGAAGCCGCCGCCTGCCCCCATGAGGCGAACAGCCTTCTCAAACTTGCGCTTGATGTCGTCGTTCATGTAGAGGACAACGCCCTCGCCGTCAGGCGCGTTCATGTAGTCCAGCAGCTTTTGAATGTTCTCGACGAATGTGTTGGCCGTTGTCGTAGTCAGTCCCGACGGGGACAGGTCTACCCCGCCCGCGTCAATCTTCATTTCCGGCTGGCAGCCGGACGAAGCCGTGTTATCCAGCCGTCCGCGCAGTCCGACAATCGCGTTGTTGTCATGGCCTGCCGCGCTGTCATGGGCATTGTTAATGAACTTCGTATTGAAGTCATAGGCGAACGCTTCCATCCACGCGCCCACCTGAAGGTCAAGCGGGTCGGTGATCGCGTTCTCTTCGCCCATCAGTTTAGCGTCAATTTGGAACTGATTGCGAACGATGTAAAGCTGCTCCTGATAGGGAGTCGGCTTGCCGCGCGTAATGGTTGGCGGTACGTTGATCGGCGACCAGTTGACGCCGGGGAGGTTGCCGATAAACCGAACCCCGCTTTGAATGAGCGTCTTGCGGTTCAGGAGCGGAATGTCCTGCACGGCATTCATAGTCTTGTGCAGGGAAAAGGTGATTTTCTTCACCAGTGGGTCATTGGACTGCATGGCGTATTCGCCAAGCGTCAGCGCGTTTGCATCAAAAGGGGAGGCCATTGCGTTGTATCCTTAAATTGGGGTAAAACAGCCGGGTAAGAAGCGAAGAACTTACAGGCTGCTTGGGTTGATTATTTGAGTTGAGCTTTCAATTTTCGTAGTTGCCCGGCAGGAGAAAAGCCGCGCTGCTGATAACAGGGCGGCTTGTTCTTGTCCGGGTGAATAGCAATTTACTGACTTCGGCTAAATCCCATAAGCTGACTAAAGGACGTGTTGCGGAAGTCCTTGCCTCCGCTGGGGCGGGTCGGCGCGGGCGGGTCTCCCCCCCGGCCTTCGGGTGCAGGAACCAGCCCGGTCTTATCTTTAGCGGCGGCATACTGCGCGACGCGGTTGTCGCCGTACTTTTCCATCAGTGACCGAATGGACTTCGCCGCACTCGCAATCACTTCGGGGGACGACTGCCGTAGCATGGATTCCATCTCCGGGGGGAGTTCCGCGCCAATGGTGGCCTTTGCCTCCGTCAACGTTGTTTCCACGGTGCGCCGAAGCATATCCTGATTGATGCGCTGGGACTGCTGGATCTGCTGCTGATTTTGCAGATGCTGAGTTTTGGCAGCGATCAGCTCCTGCTTGACTTCATCTGATATGTCAAAGCGTTCGTCCATTGTGGCGATGTCCGCCTGTAGCTGCCGCTGCTCCTGCACGGCAATGATGTACGCGCGAACGTCCGAGTAGCCGTACTGCTGCGCTTCTGCCACAACCGCGCGGTATTGGTCTAAGCTTTGCAGTCCTAGCGATGCGGTTTCCCGCCATTCCTGCTGCGAGGCTTCCAGTTCTTTGGCGCGGGTGTTGACCTGCTCAAACCGCTCACGCGGAATGAACTTCTCGCGGCCGTCGGCTTCGGCGGTAAGCCCGGCAGGGTCGCCGTTCGCGGCTTCTGTACTGGTGACACCTTCCGCGCTGCCTGCGGCTTCGCTTACCGGCTGCGAAGGGGAGGCCGAAGCCTCCGACGCGCTTTGACTGCCGAGGTCAGGCGCGGGCGCGGGAAGGGCCGTGGTGTCCGCAACGGGCGGCGCTGCGGGAGTGTTTAACGCCCCTATTTCTTCTGGCATAATAAATCTCGTTCCTCGTAAATCTATGCGGCGGTGAGCCTGTTACACGGTTGCGGTGGTTGCCTCTAAATCTTTTGCCTCTAATGTTTTTTGCCGACGGCTCCGCTTTCCGGCAACGATTTCTTCCGCTGCTTCTTCGGCGGCTTCGTCCTCAAACACAATCAAGCCCCGCGATTCGGAGATATGGAGCGCAAGATGCTCCAAGTGCCGCTCCGCCCGAACCCGCTCCGCCGTGTGACTGGACAGCGTTTTTAGTCCGCTGGGGGTATGCGCCTTGACGTAGTAACGCCCGGCGTCGGCGGCTTCAATGGCAAGCCCGGTGATGCTGTGAACATCCCATAACCCGCCGTCGGTGTCCCGTAGCCAGCCGTTTGGGGCAGTGCCGGGAATCTGGCTGGTCGCGCTTTCCGCCTCAAAGACTTTGGCATAAAATGTATTGTCCGGCTCCGCCTCGCCGGTATCGGCTCCGAACCGGCGCGGTGTGAACGCGGGAGGAACAGCCTCGGCAGTGTTTGCCCGCCCTTCGGCGGCGGCTCCGCGGGCGGCATTCAGGGCGTCGGTACTTTGAAGCTGACTGGCCTGTGCCTGCGTGAGCGTAATCGGCTCACTGGTCAGGTTATTTTCTTCCCCGGTGAGCGGCGACGTCGGTTCAGTGACGGGAGTCGCCACTGGTTCGGTCACGATCGGCGTAATCGGCTCAGGGGTTGTTTCGTCTGCCATAGAATTATTTCCCTTTCTTGCAGGCCGCGCCGGAGTCGTAGCCAAGAAGCTGCGAGAATGACGCGGCGGGCAGGGCCGGGCGGCGGGTGGGGATCATGGGCGCGGCGAGGGCGGGCCTGCTGCCTTGTGCAGCGAGGGCGGGCCTGCTGCCTTGTGCAGCGAGGGCGGGCCTGCTGCCTTGTGCGGCGACAGGGCGAGGGGCCGGGCCGAGGATTGCCAAGCCTCCCGATGCAGGGGCTTTTGCTGGGCGGGTTTTTCGCGCAGGCTGCGGAATGTTGGGGTCAAATCTAAATGCGGGCATGATGGGCTTCCTTTAGTGACTATTCAGACGGGTTCTGGTCTGGTTGCTGCGACGGGCTAGGGCCGGGACTGGCAGGAACCGGCAGGGGGTCGGCTTTCGCGCCGCTAAACCCTGCCCTCTTTTCGGCGTCAACCACGGCGGACTTATCCATTGTTCCGGTGATTTTAAATTCGGTGAGCTGCTTGGAATGCTCCTGCAAGTCCAGCGCGTTCATATCCCTCATGTGCTGCAAGGCAAGGGCGTTGGTCGCCTTCATCTGCTCAATGGCAAGCTGCCCCTGGAGCTTGGCCTGGTCTATTTCAATTTGCGAATGGGCGTTGACAGCAGCCATTTCAGCCTGATGCTGAGACTGCGCGGCGGCTTGCTGTGCCTGTGCCTGTGCCTGTGCTTCCGACTGCGCCTGCTGGCCTTGCGCCTGCTGCTGCGCGATCTGCTGCGCGGCTTGGCCTTTAACAGCCTCAATCTGCGCCGGGTCGGGCTGGGCCGCCTTAATCTCCGCAATCGCGGCGTCAATACGCTGGGTGAGCGTGTCGGAGCGTTCCAGCCCCATCAAATCTACCAACATCTTGGTTACCGGCAGGACTTCCGGCTGGAACATGCCTTTTTGCGCCATGTCCATATACTGCTGCATACGGGCGGCGGCCGTCTTCGGCGTAGCGGAACCGGCCATCACTTCCACGCGGACACCCCTGGAGGATTTCAGGGCTTCAAACGAGCGGGCGGCAGCAGTGTCCTCCGCAGGGTTGCCGTCCTCGCTGGTGGCGACAAGGCGCGGCTCCTGATAGTACTGAGCGGCGAGTGCTAGTTCCCATTCAGCGCGGCCTTTGGCGTAAGTCTCGATGTTGCTGACCGCCTCGGCCATCTGCGTATTGTCCGACTGCTGCAACAGTTCAATTGCGTTGCCTGCGGTCACGCCGGCCGGAACCGTACCGTTAGAAACTTCGTGGACACCGGAAATGTCCTCCATTAACCCTTTGATAATGTTCAGCGCGTTAAACCACGCTTCCGAGATCGGGGGCGGGGCTTGATAGGTCGGCGGCTGACCGAGACGGTAGGTAATTTTCTGAAAATTGCGTTTGCTCTGGTAAGCGTCTACGCCGATTTCGCTGCCCTCCGGGACGAGAATGGTCGGCTTGTCGGTGTTCACGCGGTCGGTGATGCGGGAAAGAATAGTGTTATACTGCCGCTGCAAGGGTATGAGGTCATGTACGGCATTCTGCGCCCACAGCGATCCCCACTTTTTTTTGTAATGGAGCGGCACGAACGGAAATGAGTCGTTTTTGTCATACGGCCAGGTTAGTTTATCAGGGCCAAGCAGCAGGACGCCGCCGGCAACGGGAATACGCCGCCCGTCCACGTACCGCGCCGAAGGTTTCTCCCAGCACTCATACACAATGACGGAGTTCTTGGAGGTGTCCCGGCTCTGGCGGGACGTGTCGCCGGTGATGGCGTCCATGTGAGACAGAGCAGAGTAAGACGCCGACGCGCCGACGTTCTCGCCTTTGACACGCCATCCGCGCTCGTCGTTGTCCTTGCCGCCATACTGCTGTTGTATGTAGGTTAATGACCGAACTTTCGCGTGGATGAGCCATCCGCACTCCGGCCAGTCCCGCGCTTTCGGGTCGGGGTAGATCTCAAAGGGCGGGACAAGGATTTCTTCAATGTCGCCAATCGCCGCCATCACGGTGACAACTTTCCCGCTTTTATCGGTGTACGC